GCTCTTCCGATCTGGAGAAAGAAAGACAGGGGGGGTGAACCTCTTACCTAAAAAAACAGCCTGTGAGCGTGAACCTTTTGCGCTATTGCACGACTGACAAGCACTCACACAGTTCTCAGGATTGAAGGCTTGGTCAGGTGCGTGCTTGATACTGAGCACATGATCCACAGTAGTAGCATCCCCTTGACAGTAGGCACAGGTATAGTTATCCCTAGCCAGTATCGTCAGGCGGAATGCACGCCATCGTCTGCTGTCTCTAGGGTCATTGACTCGTCTAGTGTTAAGTGCCATTAGATCTCATCATAACAGTTGCCACATACCCACCATGCATAGACTTCTATTAGCTCTGACTCTGGAGTCTCGCTATCACATCGACTGCACTTAACAGTAGCTTCTAGATCTAATGCCAATTCTTTAACTTCCAATGCTCATAAGCCTTACATGGTGTGGAGTATCTGTGTTCTATGTATGACAAGCCCCATCGTACCTGTGAGTACCCGTCTTGGTCTTTAAGCCACTCACTCTTACCCTGAGGAATACCATAATGAGATCCATTAGCAGCTTTAGGATTCCATGCACTTTCTTTACCATAGAGCTTACTTAAACATGAATACTGCTTATAGTCATAATGTAATAGATGTAATGCATACTCTTTATAAGTAACAAATTGCATTGGTTTAGATCCACCTGCTTCAGGCATGAAGGATAGAGCTATCCCAATAGCTACTAGCACCCCCCGAGCTATCCGCCTAAGCGGCTCGGGTTGAGCCTTTGAGAGGCTCTGCCTAGTGAGCGTACCATTGATGTCAAATCCATTTGTAAAAGTCCTGTTCAGACCGCGTGTCGTTCTCATGATTACCCCCTGTGGATAACTTCTGTGGATAATTATTTATCTGTTGAGTAAAAGCCTTTACCCTTAAATACTGCTGGAGTAGCTGCAATTAACTTAATCATCGGCTCATTGCAATAGGTGCATGGGATTATTGGTCTATCGTGCCATCCGTGATAGATCTCTTGACTAAGATTGCATCGTGTGCATTTGTAGTCGTAGGCTGGCAAGTTAAGCACCTCTTTATCATGTAAGACCCACAGCCTGTGCAGCGGTCAATGTCTGCTTCTGTGGGTTCGCTGGTTAGATGACCATACTTTAGTTGAAGCAATGGTAAGAGATCCTCTAGACGGATGATGGCGGCATACTCACGCGCATCTTCACCTTGTCCGTTGAGTCTAATAACTCCGAAGCCTAATTCCCCCGAAATGGCTGTCCGAGCTTTCAGTTGTTTTAAGTAAGCTAGAGGTTGAAATCCAGCGCGGGCTTTGACTTCAACATCGAACGGAACATTAACAACATCCTTACCATTACCCCTTCCCACACATGCGCCTTGCCAGACAGTCGATAGGTACTGTGCGACAACACGCTCTGTGCGGAAACCTCTGTGTTTCCTTGCTTGACTAGCCAATCTGCGATCCTATTACATAGCCAGCCCAAGCGGCTAAACATAATGCAATGATCCATAGATAATGGATTAGATCTTGCTTATCCATTGACAGCCTTGCACTTGCCGCATTGCCATGTGACAACGCCATTGACTGAGTCAGAGGATATGTCCTCTAAGTCTCTGATTGCAACTGGCTCATTACACAGCTGACATGGCACGAAGGCTGACATGAGATCAACCCACTCACCATTTATCTTGATTCCAATGTTGCCCATTACACTCTCGCCTTCTGTGGTTGCCATTTACCATCTGATCCGAGCTGATACCAGACAGGCGGACAGTCTGACTTAACTCCACCTGCGTTCATTTGATTGCATTGATAACCGCCCCATGCACGCCCATTCTTCTCACCTTCACGCCATCGCATGTGTCCATGCTTGCATTGTGGTGCTTCCTGTGCTTCTGGAGTGCCGAGAATGTCCTGTACTAGATCAAGTGCCTTTTCTAGAGTTACAGGTGCATCGACTACGCCATTGTATTGTCCAACAGGTGTAGTCCAGTAATCCTGATCATCTGGCTTGACTTCCTGAAAAGGTGGCTTAACTGGCTTAGCAGCTACGACCTTGCTCATTTCCTCTCGGCTTGGTCTCTTTCCTTTAGGCGCATAACCTGCATTTGCAAGTGCTCTGCCGATTGCCGAAGTCTCACAATTCTCCAATGCTGAAGTCTGATTAACCCCTCGGCTAGTAACTGTTTCCTCAGCGTACCCTGTCGCCCAAGCAACGCTATCTTCAGCATTCTTAAATAAATACGCCTTAACAATGTATCGAGTAGCCTCGACAACTTCCAACTCAGTTGAAATGCGGAACGCTGGATAGTCCTTAATAAACTTTTCAAGTCTCACCTCTACTGGCTCGTAATCGGCTAAATTAAACATAAAGATCGTTTTCCTCTGTAGCTAATTGCCCTGCGAGTGCGCCATAACTGCAGAGATCGACCCAGTTGTCGATGTGTTGGGCTGATTGATTAGTCCGTGCAAGTTTAACGAGCACCATAATCCCTGCCACCTGATAGTCGTGTATCGGTGTTTGTAGGTATGCTGAGAGCAGCATTGCGGTGTGTTGCAAGTTATCCGCAGGGTGACCATACGATAAGCCACGATCACGGATCGTGTCGGTGGCTGTGAGAAGGATTTCATTGGCTTTCATTCCTGCCCCTTGATGCTACGCCCACGATGGTAACCATCTCGAACGCCCTTGTCATAGCTTCTACGCTGAACATCAAAAATTGTGATGGCAAAGCCAATCAACATTCCAATGATGCAGATTAACAGCAGCTTGTCTGTGTTTGACATCTTATACCTAACTGACCCAATGCCCTTGATTGGTGACAGACTTAGTGTGACAGAACTGTCCGACTAATCAAGCACATTTTGATAACGAAATGATAACGATTATCTGGCTCGACCGTAGGTCTTTCCAGCCACAATAAATGTGCCGTCCTTCTCGATGTTGATGAGATCGACCTGCACCTTAGCCTTGTTCACATAGATAATGGCGAATGCCTGTTGCCAGTTAGCCACGCCTTTAGTGTAAGCAGCTTGCTTAAAGTCCATTAGATTGCCTACCTCGACACCATGTAGGACACGCCCTATACGCCCCCCAGAAGCCTCTGAGAAGGCTGAACGCCCTGCTCTGTGGGTATGACCTGAGATGACATTCTTTCCGTGCCTACGAGCCGCCTCTAGGGCTGATAAGCCCCCCTGTGGCTTGATTGGTGTGTGATCTCCGTGGACTGCAATCCAGTTAGGTGCAATAGGCATTGGGTTCTTATGGAAGGTGATACCAAGTTCATCGAACTTCATGAACTTCTCAAAGCGCAGCTCTGGCAATGCCCCGAATGCTGGCACTTTAGCCATGATGATGTTATACAGGCGATCTGTGTGATTGCTACGAATGCAATCAGTTACGCCTAACTCCCAGAGAAGATCCACAGCTTCATTGCGGTCATCATCTAGGGTCTGTGCATAACTGCCCATGCGCCCTTCTTCCCACTTGCTTATCTGGGGTAGGTCAATTTCATCACCAATGGTGACAACTTGATCAGGCTTAAACTTCTTGATGAAACTAGCAAGGTTACGGGTTGCAACCCTGTCATGGTAAGGAACTTGCAAGTCCGAGACTACGACAATTCGCTTAATCGTCATCCTCATCTTCATAGTTGCCGAATTTCTCTGGATCGACAGGATCAGGCAAGATCCAATGTGGATAGGCTTGGGGTTCAGTAATCATGAACATCGCAATGTCCTCTGCAAACCCTGCCCTTTTAAGCGAGCAAAAGTACTCATAAAGACCAATGCAATAAGCATCGAGTTTTGAGTAACCTTGTTCCTCTAAAGCCTTAGTTGCTTTTCTTGCCATGATTAAATTATCGCTCTAAGAGTATGTTATAGATCTCATCGACACGCGCATGGAGTCGCTTAATCTCTGCAAGCAGGTGAGTAATGACAAAGCCTGACAAGCCACCGAGTGTGACTAGCGTGGCGATGTAGAGCTGAAAGAAATCCGTCTGGCTCACTTTTTAGGACTCGCAAATCCGAATACCCCTGACAGCACAGCCCATAGGATTGCGCGGTAGTCAAGGTCAAAGTTGCTAGATGCCCATGCAGCTAAGAATGCTCCAGCAGCAAGGATTGCAGGGTTCTTCATGTTCTTCATTATTCTCCACCTAACATAGATACTTGAAAAAAAGCACCATCATTGTCAGCTTCTTTCTTAAAGCTAACATGCATGTGCTTAGTGTGTTTGTTAGCCCCTGTGTACTTACGCCACTTCCAGTTAAGGATCTTTGAGCAGATTCGTCCATCGTAAATGATGTAACTAACACGCTTGTCTTTTTTGGATCTGGACAAGGTGCGAAGCTGATCAGCAAGATCTCCCATGATGTCTGGCTTACCGCCCTTGAATAAGTCTTTGTCCACATCAATGGCACGAACCCAGCCTTGCTCATCTGGATTATGATCTGACTTGCGAGCAGCGTGTCGGGTATCACCGATCCAACCATCCGATGCGCGGTCACGATCTGGGAACGAATCATCGATCTGCTCTCTTAATTGGACAGCAGCTTTAGAAAGTTTGGGCTTCATTGTACCTCGGTGGCTTAGGTGGTCTCAGGTTAGTTAGAGTCAAGCCAGCACAATGTTGATCTTGAACAGTTGCAATAGTCTTATCCGCTACCTGAAAAGAATCTGTGTAGGCTGTGGTTGGTTGCGTTGAAGTGTCAATCTCACCTGTTGCTTCATTTATGCCGTAAATCGGATAACCTAACTCTAGGCACAAAGCATCATGCCATGCGTTAAATAATTCTAATGTTTCCCACTCGTACCAATTCATTAGATACCCCACTTAGCTGCAAGATAAGCCTGATTAGTTGCGATGTCGGTTGAATTGAGAATTGAGTTATAGATAATCACTTCACATATTCCGCCATCAAAAGAATCGCTAAAATTAGCCAGTCCACCTAGACTTAAAGGTAATGAAGGATTGCTTGTCGATGAAGTGCCAGTCTGAGCATTTGCTGAACTGTCTAATGTAGTGTTCTTATAAACTTTTAGACGATTGGCTGCTGTGCCATTTGTAGGATCTGAAACGATTGTCCAGTTTTGTGCTGCGTTGTCTGTAAATATCTGAGTCGTATTTGACACGAACCAGTTATAGCCACTTGGGTTATCTGTGCCTTTAGCAAAGTAACCGGTGTCATTTCCGTTCTTATACAAAGTGTAAGAGGCCACATTCGCAACAGAGCCATTACTGACATCCGTTAAAGTCCAGCCACTCGAATCAGTATCGACAAAAAGCGTTAAGAAAACTGTGCTACCAGTTGCATCTGTCAAAAACTTCCAAGCAGATGAAGCAGCATTTGATGTTAAAGCATCATCTGTGCCATCAAAATCAATCATGTTCTTACCATTTTGCGTGCGCGTACCGCTAAGAGGTTGCTTAGCACTTGTCGCTTGCACTAGATTTAGTGCATTAGCAGACTTGTCATTCCATTGAGTTACATTTGACCCTGATCGCGTGATTGTTGATGTGTCGCTTGCATCGTACCAAGCCCTATAACCAGCAACGGGTGAGGTGGGTGTTGATGGCCCCCCACTAGAAGCGATGATCCCAATTAGTGATGGAAGCATTATGCAATTCCACCTACCACGACCCAAGAGTTAGCAGCAATCTTGATGCAAGCTGCTGACTTATAACGAGCAAGAACTGGAGCGGCTAGGACTGCACCTGCGCTGACAATGGTAGTAGTGCCAGATGTGACAGCATTGATGGTAGTAACACCTGCGCCCTTCTGATAGACGAGCAAGGTAGTACCAATAGGAAAGTTATAAGTCGCATCTGTTGGAATGCGGAATGTGTTAGCAGATGCGTTGTCCATCGTGACAATAGCGTTAAGACCATCTGCCTTGACTGCTGTGTAGGTAGTGCCAGTCTGTGCATTGACTACCATGCCAGCTAAAGAGGCATCGATGGCATCGCCCAGCGTGCGAATGTCTTGTGCGCCATTCTTTACCAGCCCTGAGTTATCGGGTTCAGTCCAGCCGAAGTTAGGTGATAGTGCCATTAGGTTAGTGCTCCAGTCGCGTTAGTCCAGATAAGTGTACCATTCACGCCTGTCCAAGCTAGTGAGGCAGGGGTGACTGTTTCCCATTGGGTTGTTGATAGTGAGAAGTCTGTTGCTGAGATGTAGAGGGTGATCTCCACAAAACTAGGGGTTGCTCGTAATGCCACATTTTCGACAAAGCCATCGAACTGACCACCGAGTAAGTTGCTAGGCAAGTTGTTGATCTGCACAGGCTCACCAAAGAATACGCCAATTAGATTGTCAAGCATGGTGCTAGGGATGTCTGGGTTATCTAGACGAAAGGTAATCGCACCCAATGAACCGCGTGGGTTCTTACGAAGGTTTAACTCTCTAGAAGCGATGTCGGTGATGTCTGACAGGTTCTTGATGTTAGAGTCAAAGGAACGCTCGAACAGTCCATAAGAGGCTATAGAGTCTGGGTCAGAGGTGCTGTAGGTTGATCCGTATCCTGTGGCGTATCGATAGATAAGGCTGTTACGGATGCGTGCAATCTGAGTTGTTGAGGTGATAGAGCTTGGTGTTGCATAAGACCCGTCAAGGTTAGTAAAGCCATTTGCTGCGAGATAGTTAGACCGGTGATCCGCATCGTCATAATTAACATCCCCATTCTTGCCTTCGCTGAGCTGACCCAATGCGCTGTTAGCAATCTGATCTGCCAATGTTTGAGACTTAGCAGTCGCACTAGCTGCAAGGGCAATCATCGTGTAAAAGCCTGAGTCAATCGTGCCGATGTAAGACTCTGCATTATCCCATGTGACATCTGCTGAATAGGTAGCCCATGTGACTGTTGGTGTAACCTCTGCCCATGACAGGTTAAGAGCTTGTCCTAAGATTGTGGCAATCTGTGCACCATCTAGACCTTCTGCAAGTGCTGTGTTAAAGACAGCCTTAGTCAGTTTAGCAAGTGAGCCAATGCCCAAGATTGTGCCAGTAGTAACAAAGCCTGTTTCTTCTGGGCTTCGCACTCCAATGTTAAAGTCTGAGACTTCGCCACCAAATACAGTTACATAAGCACCTGTGCTGTTCTTTAGCTCTAGGGTAACTGGCTCTGTAACATTGATGGTAAATGGCGAATTGTCTGTGTTGATAATCTCTACTCGGCAGTAACCTGCGGTAGGTTGGCGATCAATGTCTAAGCGACCAGATGCGAACGACACAGAGGTGACAGTCGTATAGACATCATCACCTACTGTAACTCGCCATTCTGGAAGCCATGTCATACTGCGGTCAGCGTTCCTCTTTGTTGCGCTTCACGAAGCACATTATCGATTGCTTCTGCAATGGCGTTAGGATCTCCCACGCCTGTATTCACAATAATTGTGTTGCCGCCTGAACCAGCTCCATAGCCCCGCCCTCGGTTCATGTCAGGACTGTAGCCACCTAGATCGCCCAGAAGCTTTTGATATTCGATCAAGCTTAATAAGTCTGCATAATTCTGTTGTTCTTGCAATAATGCGAAAGCATTGGCGCGTTCTGTTGCCGCTTCAGCGTATTCAAGAATCGCCCCGATAGAACCCTGAGCCGCTACTTCTTTAGGGATAGGCGGAATGTAATCTCCGACAGGGATGCCTGATCCCATTGAACCGCTTGTCGGTACTTTTGCCTTGCTTGCTGTGTTAGCCATGTTGAGCAATCTCATCATCTCAGCAATCTTGGCTAGGGCTTCATCTAGGTTCTTTTGATCAATCAATTCTTTAGGCTTCAAGCTAGCAAGGATTGATTCGATACTTGTCAGCGTAACCTTCTGACCAGTTAAAGCACTAAGCACCTTTAAGTCTGCATTGAGTTTAGCCGTAGCTGCAATGATGGCTGCTTCATCTTTAGAAGCGATTGCTTCCTCTAAAGCAAGGATTGATTTCTTAACATTAAGACGAGCAATGTCATTGACAATCTGCATCTGCTGCGCGCTAGAAGTTGCCTTGCCTAACTGCTCAGCCTGATTGGTAAGAGCTGCTGCAATCTGGATCTTGTCAAGATCAAAAACATCGCTGCCTTTGTTAAGGGCAAGGTTAGCCTTGTCAATGGCTGCTCCGAGTCGCTTGTCTTTAAGTGCTTTAGCCTCTAGAGCTTGTTGTTTCTTTTTGATCGCTAAGAGTTGAGCAGCGCGTTTGCGTGCTTCATTCTCTGCTTTCGCCAATGCTTCTGCATTCTTCTGAGCATCCGCATAAAAAGTCCTACCGTTGAATCCCGCTCTTGGAGCAGTCGATGAAGCAGCTGGCTTTTTTTTCATAAAGCCAGAAGGGTCACCTTCAACAATTAGATCGACAAATGGATCTGTCACTTCGACAAATCGTGTCATGAGAAGGGCTAGACCCTTGATAGGCGCGGTAATGGCATTGGCTAGATCGACAACGCTTTTAGTAAAAGCGGCTGTGTTACGAGCTGCATCAAGCATGTCTACAGCTAATTCATCGACAGTAGTATTGTTGCTAAGAATAAGCAGGGAATCGACCAAGCCACCGCCAATAATCTCTGAAGCCTGTTCAGATGCGATAGTGAGCTTGTTCATCTGTCCAACATAGGATTCGGCTGCTGCTTGACCTTGTCCAGCAAAAAGTTGAGTTATTCTTTTTTGGACTGTCTCAAAGTCAGAGCTGTTAAGTTCTGCGGTAGTCAGCCCTAGATTAAGAGTTCTCAATCCGCGAGCATTGCCAATGTACGCCTGTGATAATTTTTCAGCAACGCTGGCTGCATCCGCTCCAGTACCAGCTGCGACATCCAACGAAAGATTAAGCAATTCTTGGCTCTTAGTAAGTGAGCCTGTGGTCTGCAATAAAGTTAAAAAGGCTGGCTGAAGTTGATCACGATTGACACCTGTTGCAAGTTCAATCTTGTCAATGTAGCGATCAATCTCTGGAGCAGCAAAAGCCAGACCTAAGTTAGTTACTGCTGTTCTTAGGCGAGTTGCTTCCAGTTCTGAATCTGCAAAAGCTTTAACTGATTTTCTACCGAACGCAATGATTTGCTGAGTACCGAAAGCAAGACCTAAAGCTCCAGCTAACTTCTTTGTGCTTTTTACTAGCTTGTCGGTTGATGTCTCGGCTTGCTTAAAAGCCTTTTTACCTGTGAACTCGGCGGCTATGTCAATTTTTACATCGGCTGCCATTACTTCACCCTAATTCTTTTTTCGAACTCAACCTTTGAGTTTTCGATTGCTTTAACAACTGCTGCATTAGCCTTGCCTTGATCCTCTGCCCACGCACGAAAGATTGCGCGACCCTTCATCTTACGAGAAGCGCGACCTGACTGTCCTTCTTGTCTCTGGTACGCATTGACTATAGGTGAAGTCCTGTTCATAGCATCAATGAACTGCTTACCAGCATTAGGGTTGTTGCTAACCGATTCGCCTTTAGATCCTGAACGAATTGTCTTGCCATAATTAGAATGACCAAGTGCCACGACTTTAGCCAATGGTGCTTGGGGTCTACCCTGTGGATTTAGGCGACCAGCAGTTTCATAGATAGAACCTGAAGGTGAAGCATTGACAATGCGAGCAAGCGAACGAAATCCAGAACGATTAGGTTTTGATGGCGTTGTTTTATAACCAACACCACGCTTAGCTTCAGAAGATGACCAGACTCGATTCCCCCATGTGCCATTGTTGCTTTTAGCCCAACCGCTTAAAGGTGCAGAAGATGGAATAAATCCACGAGCCTTTACAGTAATAGGCTTCAAGATTGCGGCGATCTCTTTCTGAGTTTCCTTAGCAAGATCAGGTGTGAACTCTCTCAAAGCTTTTCTAAGCTCGACCGCGCCTTTTACTTCCGTTGGCATCGCTCACCTCTTTCGCTTCATCTTTAAGCCCCTGCACTAATGCATCGAGCATTGCCTTATCTAGATCTAACAACTGCTGTGGCGCGATTCCCAACCTAATGCTTAGCCTAGCAATTAGGTAGGTGAACGGAAGATCGCGCTTTAAGCTAAAGGGTCTGAGTCAAGCACCTCAACACTTTTAAGTGTTTCGATGAAGTCAATCCCGAAAGGCTCTTCT